CATCCATAATAAATCCTATCTATGATATCGTCTCGCATTTATAATATGCTTAGGAGGTCTTCGCCACTTTCCGTTTATGTTTGCGTTTAGATATATATCGTCTTCCAATACGTTTCTACTAAATTGCTCTTTAACTTCACTTACATTCGTATCACCCTTTGTTTTATGTAGCGACAATATTTCTCTTCGAAAATTCTTGGTACCATATTTTTCTACTTCCGCCAATACATCGTCAGACGATGAGTAGTATGTTTTCCAATCACTAGATTTACTTTTGCGCCGTGTGTCAGATCGTTTTTGCTTTCGTGTGAAATAAAAATATTTTCGGCCAATATATTTCTTATTCGTTATTAGATTGGTGATAACATAGACAAAGCCAATCGAATCTCCGATATCTTTATCGGTGAATTCTATGCCGTCGAATGTCCATGGGTTGTCGTATGTCATTGATCATCTGGTTCACTGTTCTCTTCTATATAGTCGTCGCTTAACTCTTCGCCGCAGAACGCGCAGAACAATAACTTATTACTCACCGTGTCCGTACCGTAGATAACGCGATATCTAGATTCACAAAATTTACATATTATTTCTTCTTCGTATTTAATTGTCACGCCCACACTCCTTTCCAGTCTCCAAGTAGCGCGCCCTTCGCATAATCCGTCGAGCGATTTTCGAAAAACGAGGTGTGCGAGGGAGCGTTGATCATCGACTCTACCCACGGCAGAGGATTCTTTTTGATTTTGAAAATGCCCTTCATGCCCATAGATATGAGCCGTCTATCTGCGATGTATCGAATATAATGCTTTACATCATCGGCCGATAGATTTTCCATCGGGCCTATAGAGAACGCCAAGTCGATAAATTTATCTTCTAGCTCAACCATCTTCGTTGCGATAATGTATATATTTTCTTTTAACTCATCATTCCAAATTTCTCGATTCTCTTCGATGTAGATACGAAATAGCTTTATCATGGATTCGCTATGTTGTGTTTCATCGACAATCGACCAACTGATTATCTGCCCCATACCTTTCATGTGCCCGTGTCTGGGAAAATTAAGAAGCATGATGAATGAACTGAATAGTTGCATGCCCTCGGTAAAGGCCGAGAATACTGCAATATGCTTGGCTGTGGATTGCAAATCACCATTCTTGTTCGATATGTTCATAACGTATTCGTGCTTCTCTCGCATTTCGCTATATTCGAGAAATTCGTTATACGTAGATTCCGGCATACCAAGAGTTTCAATCAAATGTGAATACGCGGCCACATGTAAGGCCTCGCGAGCCGCGAAACCTAAAAGCATCATGCGTACTTCGGGCTGCGGAAAATGCGGCAGATAATTATGCACATAGCCACCGGCTACATCCAAATCACCCTGAGTGAAGAATCGAAAGATATGAGTCAGAAAAAGTTTCTGTTCCTTCGATAGGTGATTCTTCCAATCCTTGACATCATCAAGCATGGAAACTTCTGTATGAATCCAATGACTTTGTTCATGCCTCAGCCAATCATTGAAACACCAAGCATATTTAAATGGCTTATAATACGATCTTGTGTCCGTTATCCGTAGATCACGAAATTCTTTCTTATTCATTTTTCATTCCTACTCGCAAGCCAGACAGGTTTCACCCTCGACTATTTGTTTTAAATCAATCTCTTGAATAATCTCGCGCTCAATGCGCTTAGATACTTTATCGGCCCGCGCAATCTTTTCGCTTCGGCAGTAATATAGTGTTTTTAGGCCTCGTTTCCAAGCCAGAAAATGAACTGCGTGTAGATACTTGATGTTGGTCGTAGGCCGAAAGAATACATTCAGGCTTTGCGCCTGATCAATATACTCTTGTCTATCTGCCGCGTGTTCGATAATCCATCGCTGATCGATCTCCATGGCAGTCTTGAATACGTCCTTTGTGTGATCATCAAGCATGGATAGATGTTGAACTGACCCATCTGACGCAATGATAGAAGACCATATGTCATCATAATCCAGATTCTTATTCTTTTCACACTCGGCTATAATGATATCGTTTAGATATTTGTTTTTGTTTAGATGTGAGCCCGATAGAGTATCTTGACGATATGCATTGGCTCTATACGGTTCGATGGAGGGAGATGTGTTTCCCATGATGATAGAAGATGATGCATTTGGCGCAATTGCAGTCATGTGACAAAATCGCATGCCCGATCCAGCCGCATCAGGAGCTTCGCCGCGTTCTTCACCAAGTTCCAAATTAGCCTTTTCTAGCCCAGCCCGAATATGCTTGAATATACGCATGTTTGCGGATTTGGCCAACGCTCCCTCCCATGCAATATTATTTTTTTGCAGATATGCATGAAAGCCCAGCGCACCTATACCAATAGACCTTTCGCGCATGGCCGAATATTTCGCGCGCTCTATTTGTTTGGGAGCATTGTCAATGAATACTTGAAGAACATTATCAAGCATCTCAGCTACATCTCGAAGAAATTTCTTATTGTTCTTCCATTCGTCATAGTATTCAATATTTACGGACGATAGACAACATACGGCTGTACGATTCTCATCTGTGGGAAGTATAATTTCGCTACAGAGATTTGACTGTTTAATTGATAGCCCTAGCTTCTTCTGATTCTTATTCATATTATCATTAGACGTATCGATAAAATGCAGATAGGGTTCGCCCGTCTGCATACGTATTTCCAGAATGCGTTGCCATAATTCCTTGGCCGATACTGTATCGACTACTGCACCGTTGTTGGGGTTCTTAAGTTCCCATTTATCTTCGGCTTTAGGATCGATCATGCAGTTTTCAATGATCTGCATATATGCATTCGGCACATTAATGCCGTGATGCATATTCATACAGCGCATATTGGGATCGCCCGTCGGCTTACGCATCTCGAGAAACATCGCAATGTCTGGATGCGAAATATCCAGATACGCTGCATATGAACCTCGGCGGGTTCTTCCCTGACGGTATGCCAAAGACGCTGCGTCATATGTACGAAGATGAGGCATCACACCAACCGATTTGTCGTCAGCCGCTCGGATACCAATACCAATACCAATTCCACCCCCAAGCATCGAAAGCCAATTTACTTCCGACATGCATTCTACCAACCCTTCGGCCGTATCGGACAAATAGGGAAGAAAACACGAAATAGGTAGCCCACGCTTACTACGCCCATATGATAAAATTGGTGTCGAGTACGATAACCAATGTTTTGATGAATAATCATATAGCCGCTGAGCGTGTTCAGAATTGCTACCGAAGGCCTTACTTACATACGCAAATCGCTCCTGAGGAGATACCTCATCGTCTCTCATATACGATTCTTTTAGACGTTTAATTCCCAGCGCATCAAAAAGAGAATCGCGAGTGGTATCTATAATAGGATCTGAATTCAATTTATTCTCCACGATTAATCTGGGAAATTAATGGAAATATTTTAGCAATCTCATTTGCACAATCTACTGCAATTTCTCTATGTTCCTTTTGCGTCTCGGGACCAGAACGTAATTGTATATAGTGAATAAAACTTCTCAGTGTTCCACTTATATACATGCGACTAATCGTCAATCCCTCGGGTAATACTGCGCGCGCCTGTTCCTTTGCGATGCCTCGCGCAATCGCCCAATCATATGCTTTAGTTGCGGCGTCGATAACTATCTGTTGCTGCTCCTGCCAAATCATCTGGGTATCATGATCTACTTCATCGATACTATTTTGTCGATTTTTGGGATCCTGTAATCGGGCTTGTCTGCGAGAGAATCCTAACGACTCCTTTGGATTTGCATATCGCTGGCTGAATTCTTGAAAGCTAAAGCTTCTATGTCTAAGAATTTGTCGCGCGATATCTCTTGTTGTAGTAATTTCACAGCAGACCGAGACCATTTCTAGTGGACTCCAATGCTTATGTTTGATAAGATACTTGATGAGCTTTTCGGATGTTTCAGTATTAATTTGATTGCTTGGGTTTGATACTCGCGCACAAAATGCGATAAGATCCTGTGCGCTATAGCGACTATCACAATCGACAATATTAGCA